GATTAGCAGCAGCCAAGCGATCAGCAATGATTTCAGCACCTGGGAAGTCCATATTTCTAAAAACTAAATCCCCTGCTTGTTGCATCAAATTAGGATCAACTTGAAGCATTTGCACCATAGATTCGACTGCTTCTTGACGTTTAGATGAATATCCAGGGCCTGTTTCCATTACAACGTCATATTGTCCAACAGTCACATCATTGAGAACTTTATCAATACCTTCTTCATCTTGGGCTTTTTGGTTAATGGTCACTAACTCACCTTTGCCATCAGCTCCAATGATTCGCATGACTCTTTCATTGGAATAAATATGAGGAATGAGGTCTAAACAGATTCGACCAGACTGACGAATTGACCGAGTCAAATTGTCATAGTAGTGAAAGTTGGTCATGTCGGTCTGCTGTTGCTGACCATTTAATGCTTTGCCAGACTGCATACCTTGTGGCAACTGAGCAGGGTCATAAATACCGACTACTGCCATCAAATCTGAATTTAAACCTTGCAAAGCTGTAACCATTCCAGCAGGAGGTGGCTCAGGTTGAATCCTTGTCGGAACAGGGGCAATCCTGCCTTCAGAGTCAGTTTGCTTATAACGCAATACAGGCATTGACTTGATGTTAGCTGTATTCCACTCCATTTCATGACCTTCATCCTGACCTTCTGCAAGGAGGAATTTAGCTTTTGGAGCAAGGGCAACAGACTCGGTAAGAGCTGTAGACCAGAAGTTATACATTCTTTGTGGGTCTTTAGCCATGCGAGTAAGACCAAACTTCTTCTTCTTACTATCAACAATAAGCTGCTGACCATAAACAGGCACAACTGGGATATATCGACCAGGCCAATCGCTTTGTTCAAGCACTTGCATCCCTGTCAATTTGCACCATTTAATCTGCTTTTTAATGGTTTCTCGCTTAGAAACTACATAAACTCCAGCATCTAACATCATGCTTTCAGAAGGCTTTTCATCTTCATAGCAAGTTGTGCCATCGGATAACAGGTAAAGCTTGGTGCGCTTGTGCTCGGTATAGAAGTATTCAGCAATGCGAATATCTTCCTTAGTAATCCATTCGGACTGACTATCGCCTGTGCCTCTAGGATTAAAACCGCCTCCATCATCTGCACCAGGATACATTTTTCTAAATGATTCTTTAGAAATAACCTCAGTAATTAGGCATTTCTCTGCATCTGAGCCATCAGGTTCATTGGAATTAGGGTCAAAATAGACCATAAAAGGGTTCTCAATGCGCTTGATGTATATTTCTTGCTCCATTGAGTCAGGCCTTGGATAGTCATAGACTATGCGCCAGTAACCCCATCCCATGCGAACTGCAAACTCAAAAGCATTGTCATAAGCTGCATCTGCATCTGATTGATTCTCTACATGGCGAAGGATGCCAGTAATGATTTCTGCAACCTTTTCATCGGACTCGGTATTCATGCCATGAGCAACCATCCGAGGTCTTTGCTGTCTTTGTTGGTTGGCTATTTGTCGGCAATAAGCATCAATCTTGTTGATGGTCAGATAAGGTCTAGACTCAAGCAATCGGCTATTTTGAATTTCTACTGGCCATTGATCTCCACCAGCAAATTTAAGGTCATCAAGTGCCTCAACTCGATTATTAGAGTCATTTTCAGAGCAAAAGCGGAGGAACTGTTTAGCTTCCTCAATTACCCCTGATTCATAGTCATCGCCATATTCGGTGGAATAGACTCCACCATTGCTTTGCACATTCATTACCATAATGTTTTCCTATTAGCTCATCCAGCTTGTAACATCATAATTCATAGGCTTTCTTTTGACTACTTTCTTTTCTTGAATCATCAGCCCTATATACCTAAATGCATCAGCACCATGAGAATAATTATCATGAACTGGCTTTTGACTAAATTGCTTAGTATCTGGGTCTACATCATATCTATAGTGCCTTAAGCAGTCTAGCCCTGTAGCGCAATTATTCTTGTCAAAATAGCATGAACTAAAAATGGTTCTAGCAGCATTGATTGAGTCTGCTACAGGAACTCGGTCAATGATTCGGACATTAAATCCTGAGTTTCTGACTATTTCCTCAATGCTTCTACCATTGGATGCCAAAGTCTTGTTTTGAGCATCATGGGGCAAATAAAGAGTTTCATAGACATAGCCAAAGGATTGCAACTTAGCCAATATCTCGCTGATAGTTGTTTGAGTTGTTTCATAGTAGCGAAGCAATCTGGTTTCCATTCCAACAAATTGCCCAATCCACACAGCAGTCGCATCGGCCCACCCAATATCGAAGCAAGCAAAAACACCCTTGGAAGCATCATAAGGAACATTACAGATGCGACCATCTTGCTCTGCTCTTTGCATTTCTTTGGCAAAGACAGCTCCATCAATGGTAGACCTTGTAAAGCCTTCCCAGACATTCTGATAAGCCTCAAAGTCCCTTGTTCTTAGGGTATTTCTTTCTAAATCCAATACTTCAGGAAACCAAGGATTGTCATTCCAGTTTACTTTTTGCACTACAGCATTTTCAGGAGGATTGATGACAAACCGCTTATAGGTTTCATCGGTAGGCAGCTCAGGATTGAAGGTAATCCATATCTCTGAGTTTTCTTTGCGAATGGTAGGAATCAATATATCCCAAGAAAGCTTAGAAATATTGTTTGCCTCCTCGCACCAACAGTAATCTATTCCTTCTATACTTTTTAGACCATTGATATTGTTTTTAATGCCAGCAAAGATAAACTCTGTCCCATTCTTACCCCTAATAGTGGTCTGAGTCACCTCATAATGGGCCTCAATCTTCATTTCGTAGATCTGATCTACCAAAAGCTTATGAACAGAATCTTTAATTGAGGTTTGAAATTCACGAGCACAAAGCACACGAATAGTGTCTAAGACTCCTTTACAGAGTAAAGCTCTAGCTACTGAATGGGATTTACCAGCTCCCCTTCCACCATAAAGCACTCGATAACGACTGTTTTTAGGTTCAAATAAGCATTTTAACTTGGCAGGAAACTGAGGCCAAATAAAGCCTGTTGTGTCAATCTGGCTTTGCATTGCCATCTACGAACATAAAGCCAATGCCCTTTACGAACTCAGCCCCATCTGCTCCTGTGATCTCTTGAGCTTGAATAGGCTTTCCATCCATCCTATCCATGATTTCTTTTACAGCCCAAGGCTCGCCATCTTCTGCTGCTTCAACTAGCTTAGTAGCAATAGCTCTTAGCTTTAAAGCATCCTCTTGCACAAGAACCTTACGCAGTTGGTCGTAAAAGAGCTTGCCCTTCCTGGCATTGTCATTGCCTTTAGGAGCGCCACCTTTGTCTACAGTTGAATCAACTTCTAATGTCATGATTTTTCTGCCTATTTTTTAAGCAAGTTGCCTATTATTTAAGCACATCCTATCATTCATTGTCCATACTGTCACTATTAGCCTCAGCTTGGTCTACATCAGCTTGGAAAGTAGGGCTATTGATAAGGTTTGTATATTGGTCTTGAAGCTCTTGTGGAACTTCAGGCTGTAATACCAATGTATTCATATCCGCTTGCAGCTCCTCTATAGATTGAGGATAAGGATAAGGCAGATAGACATTAGGAGTTGTCATTATTCTTCTACTTCTACAGGGTTTACACCTACTGCTACTGGCTCAGTCTGTTGCGCTTTAATTTGAGGTTCAGCAATAGCCTGAATTTGGTCAATTAGGGGTTTAGCGAATCTATACGGCATTTGGTCGCAATAAGCCAAAATAGCGTTTAATTGTTCAATAGTAAATGTTACGTTCATTTTTTACCTTTCGTTTTCTTTGTTGCTTCTTTTTTAACTGCGTAACTAATGGCAACAGCTTGTTTTACTGGTTTTCCAGCTTTTACTTCAGTTTTAATGTTTTCTTTAAATGCTTTAGGGCTTGCTGATTTCTTGAGTGGCATGGTCTTGCTCCGAGTTGTAGCCTTTTTAAGTGCTGGTTTACGAGGTTTATCTTCATCTAACAACTGCTGAAGTCTTGTTTCTCTAAATTTGGCTGATTCATTGTTAAATGATGCCCAAGAAGTGATGATTTGTTCTAAGGTCATAGACTTTGATTTCCAAGGCCATGCGTTTTTTAACCATTTAAGCATTTTCAGGCTCTTTTTCTCTAATTCTTCTTAATTTTTGAGCAATAATCATTTTTTTTATTGCTTCAGGGGATTGTTTTCTTCCAATTAATGTTTTTGATATTTGTTTTTTTTGTGCT